TCTTAAGTTTGTCTGCAAACTCAACAATTGGATCTGCATTACCAAATGTAATCGGAGATAACATAGATCGTTTACCGATGTCATAATGGAAATAAAGTTCTAAGAATGGATTGTCTTTGCGATGAACGTAAGGTACAATTCTTACTCGCGTTTTGCCTGCTTCAGGTTTCCACAAATTTTGTTTTTTGTCATCAGATTTGTTTAACTGATTCAACTTCGCTTTGATAGCGTCGAGGTTAAGTGCCATAAGTGCTCCTTTGTTAATTAAGTAAATAAAAATATAAATTATTAATTATAATATAGATAATTAATGGGGTAAATCAAAGTAATTTGTTAAGTTTTTTTGTTTTATTTTAAATTCATGTTATAATATTTTTTCATAACATGTTTAATATATGCTGGTAGAATTTTAGAATCTGTATCCATCATAATTGCATATGCAACGCCGGCTGCTGAAAATGTTTGATTGGCATCTTCTAAATAACTTTTATAAACATATTCTGCAAATCTTTTGTCTGATTCTTCGTTTTCTTTAAGTATGTTTTTTAATTTTATCATATCATCCTTTATACTATAATAAATATCATTTCCAAGAAATTTTCTTGAAGAATACTAAATCAATAACTCGATATCCTGCTTCATCAGTAAGTATAAATGAATTTTGATAAATACTCCAATCTAATTGGAATGTCTTGTCTAATACGCCATTGTTAACTGCTTTTATAATTTGATTAAGTGCATTAACTGTATACAATGTATTGGTTTCTTTTTTGCGATGGATGCTAATTGTATTCTGTCCGCGTTGTGTTCCTGCATCTGCATTATAAGTGCAATATAAATTGTCAGCAGATTCTGCATTTGCAAATATGAAAATTCGTTGTTCTGGAATGATGTAACTTTGCTGTATGTATTCTGTTACTATGTTTAAATCTGATCTATGTGCAAATGTGCAAAGTAATTGTGTTTTCAATATTGTTCCTCAATGGATTCTTCGATATCTTCAGTATCATCTGGAGTGACGGTTTTTTCTATAATACGTACTTTACCTGAATCGGTTACCACATAACGTAAATCTTGTGTAACATTTATTCGAGTAGGACGGAATACTATGAATGTTACATCAGCAATAATAGCTTGTACCGCAGCATCCATATCCTGATCTAATTCTAATGGGTTTCTAACATATTTTAATCGGCGCAATTCGGTATTAACATATGTTAAATTTTGGCTTTCATTTCGCACTGGGCGTATAACGAATGCGGCGCCAGATGCATCTTCTATAGGTTCAATTGACATTTCAATCGGAACTGCATTTGGCCCTCTTAAAATTACATTTGTATAACCTTTAATTTCAGATTGTAATTTATTTGCTTCTTGATAAAACATATCTAAATATTTTTTATCTTTCATGCCTAAATTTCCAGCCAGAATAACATGACGGCGGTCTTCTAAATATCGTATTGCTACTAACAACGGCTCAGGTAATAATTTATCTAAATCAAACTTAGGAGAATCAATGCCTCGTAATTGAGATAAACGTTGAAATGTTGTGGTAATTTCATCCCAATATCGATATCTTGTTATTGTACCTTTTGTTCCTAAACGAATTGATGCATTTGGTTTATCTGGATTACTATAATCCTTTACTTCATATTTTTTGCCATTAACATTTAAATCATATGAAACATTCCCACCTTGTATAAATGAATCTTGAATTAGAGTTGTTAAAAGTATTTCGCCTTTTCCTAAACCTATTGGGCGTAGTTCAAACAAGCGACCAGGTAACCCAGAATTAAAATTTATTGTATTCAAAAGTCGTTCACTTACTTCAGTTTCTGAATATAATAAATTTGCAAATTGTTGAGCTTCTTCGTATGATAAATTATTTAAAAATTTTAAAGTAGGAATCTCAGCAGCAACTGGCAATAAACTTAAAAACTTAGCAAGTTCATTTTCTTTGCTAGCTTCTTGTATAGCTTTTGACAAAAATTGATTTTCTATAGAGCCAATTTTGAGTGCTTCATTGATATGATCTTTAACGTTGCCTTTTGCACGTTCTACAATTTGACGAGCATGCTCCGGTGTAATGTTTGAAGTTTCTATTAATACATTGTATAGTACTTCATAATCTTTAGCACATGTTGGATACCCCTTAGGCAATCGAAAACACCACTCTGTTAAAATTAAATCAATGTTCATAAAGATATAGTTTTTATTTTATCATAAATATTGCCAACTTTACATTTTACCGGAAAGTTGCCTTGCTCTAATACTTCTTTGATATTAGGTAGCAATTCTTTTGCTTCAGTTACAGGTACATCAAATAATACTGAATCATATGTATAAAGTATCATAACTGTTTCGCATTCTTTTAATATGTTTTGCACCCGTTGTAACTTTTGTACGGATACTTCTGTTTCTGTTGCTTGCAAATAGTAATTAAACAATTTATTTGCTGTCATATTTTTTACCATATCCTTGGTAATAGGTCGTTTCAATATAGGCGTTTCAATACGTCCTTTTGCTTTCCATTTTGCCCAAAGATCATATACAAATGTATTTACCCGTTGAAAGAATGGAATTGATAAAAATTCTGAATCAATACCACCATACAACAATCGAAATGTTATTTGTTTGCTTTCATCTCGTTGTTCATCCGTTAATTCATCAGTTCCAAAATAAAATCTACCTAAATAATCATGTATAGATGATGTTGGTAAATCATAACCAATTAACCGTGCAATCAATCTAACGTGATATGAATCAAAATCCATTTCAACTAATGCGCCATCTGCAAACCTACTGCAAAATGCTGCTCTTGTTCCATCTTCTTTGTTCATTGCAGCAAAGTTGAATCCTCGATATGCATTACTAGGTCGACCTGTCATTGTATGATAATTATACTGCGAATACACTCGCCCATCTTTAATTAACTCAGGCATTCTAAATTCTTCTGTTACTTGCAAACCTACCGTTTCAATCATTGCAAATACTTGCGGATACAATGCATTGAATTTTAAATACGATTCTGACATTTCTGCATTCATACACATTGGCCAAGCATAGTGACGAATCTTTTGACACATTGCTAAATGTTGTTGTATTGGAACAATTGCATTAACTGTTTCTAATGAAGAATGTCGTCTCCAATAAAATTGATGTGCTGGCATAAAATAATGAGATTCATCATATGATTCTCCATATGTATACCACCACAATGTTTTAACATCCCATACAGCATCATTACCTCCTATTTGAAGCCACTGCTTCTTGTCATGAACAAAGATATTCTCCAACTGCATAAAAGCACTTACAAGCTCAGGAAACCCTTGTACTTGTTCAGTATGACGAATTGGTACTATGCGTTCTACATCATCTTCTGTATAAACATACAATGCAACCAATGGATTGCAAGATACGTGCACTGCGGGACTGGCCAGTATAGGTACAATCAATGTTTTGCGATTTTCTATGCATCGCAACAACCCATGTACTTCTTCGACACTATCCACTATCATTATGGATATAATATGAAAAATTTATCAGGAATCCAACCCATTTATGTCGATAGGAACAATGAATGATCCATCTGAATAGTATTCAATATAGTTTGTTAATACGTTTTGCAATTCTGGTATTCTTACTGATGCGAATGCTATTTGTTTTTTATTTTTTGTAGCAACACCTTCTACCAAAACACCATTAATATATGTATCGGAAATATTACCAGTCATATACCATGTTAATTTAGTAACATTGTACATTTTTGAATCAATTACATCGTTTTGCCATAAATCATATTGATATTTATCTATCTCTATTACAGGGACTTCATTGTATTTTTTGATAAAATAACGTTGAATATTGCCGGCGTATATATCAGTTTTTCTTATTTGTACTGGTACTGCTGTTGGTGAAGAATAATTCAATTTTAAATCTGATTTCAATTGTTGATATACTACATTTTTTTGTTCTTCTACTGTTTGCTCTTTATATGGTATTAATGCTACTGAAGTTTTTATATTCCATATAGCATCAGTATACACCTCACCGGTTGTATATGAATGATATACTCCAACATATTCTTTATTATCAGTAGTCATCCATTGTTGGCCCGACGTATATAAATTCGGCGTTATTTCATCAACTGGATAATATAGTTTTAATCTTGCCATGTTATCCTATATTTGGTCGCATTATACATTTAATTTTAGTTGTCCATACCCCATCTGTACTAACATCATGAGTAATACCAATTATACTAAATACTGTATTGTTTTTATATTTTTCTGGTAAACCGTCGAATGTTAATACGTCGCCATAACGCAATCCGTTAATTCCATCAATTTCAAAATCAACATCGAATGGAAATACAGGAGCAGTCATTTGTTGAGATTGCATAATATCATCATATGGAAATTTAACATATTCAACTAATGCTTTATACAATTTAGTAGTGTTTTCTTGTGAAAATGGAATTAATCCATATGATGTCTTTGCTTCAGTTAAATTTTTCAGTACTGTTTGATGTTTTTCTTTGTATTTTAATTTTGCAGCATTTATAGCACCCACATCTTTTGAATTATACATGAAATTTAAATACGGAGCAATTTCAGATTCCGATACATTGGTTCCGGAATTTAATACATATGATAAATTTTTAACATTTGCTGGTAATTTAGCTTGAAATGTAAATGCTCGAACTATAGTTCCATTTTCATGATTAGCTAACATTGGTACTGAATATGGTTCTACCTTTTTTGTAGGATCTATAGATTTTAAATATTTTGTATCCATAAAATTCAATATATTCGTATTTGTGTTATCGGTAACTAGTTTTAAATCGATTGCACCGCCTGTTGCATATGAAATTCTAGCGCTGATATTTGCAAGAAACGTTTTCAATGTAAATTGTTTAGTATTAGTTTCACTCAATGCATTTAAAACTTGTTGAATATATTCTAAATTTAAAAAGATACGACTTGGATATATTTTTTCTTGATTAGCAGTTGTTGAATATACGCCAGGCCATTGAGGTATATTTGTCTTAGAAGCCATTTTTTGTACTACTGTTGGATAGAAGATTAATGCGTCTGTATCGCTAGTTGGATAAACATTGAATCCGTATTTTGGGGTATTTACTGGCAATAATAAAATTTGATCTGGTACACATGATGTTAATGATTGATAATAATTACTAAAACAAAGTAGATCATCACACACGATAGTTGATGTAACAGCTGAATCTTTTAATTTTTTAGTAATGTATGTATTAACAAATTGTATTAATCCGCCTAATGTTACATAACGTTGCGTAGTTGTAAATGATTGATTTCGTTTATCATATGCAGTTTTTTTCTTGTCATATTCTTGTTGTTGTGAAGCTTGATTTAATGACGAACTAGCATCTAATACAAATGCAGGATAATTCGGCCATGTTATTGTGTTTGGATACATTTGACCGTATAATATAAAACTATCATCACGTTTTTCCTTAGGATCAGGCGTACGTTTATCATTAGGGGGAGGCGGAGGCGGGGGAAATGGAATTAAAACTGGCGGATCATTTGTTATATTTTCATCTAATTTATATTGATTTCGTACTTTTTCAAATTGATGGTATAACTGTCCATAAAATTCAATAGAACCCGTGTCGATTTTTTGTTCAGATAATTCAGCTGTCGATGATGTTGCAAATGTATAATTTACATCTTTTGGCGTTACTGTTTTTGTTTCTGGATTCATTAACATGGATACATCGGTATATGTATTACTAGTACCAGTCAATGAAATTGTTGCTTCAACTGTACCATCTTCTGTATATGAAAAGTCAAATGATGTTA